CGACTCGAGCTGGCGATGGACCGAAGTTTGTAATTGATGTTGTACCATCTGGCAAATAATGCCCAGCAAAGCCTCTTAAGTCGCCGCCTTGAAATCCACCACACATAATATGCCAGAGAGCAGGTGCTTTTAGCTTAGGATTTAATCCGCCAGCGACACCAATAATATCATAAGTTTTATGTCCCTCTTCTAGCTTAGAAATAAAACCTGCATCATCAACGCTAATATCATCATGAGCAAAAATCATAATATCTTTATCTACGTTTTCAGGATCACGAATTAAAGAGTCATTATAAGCAGTACATAATCCTCTTTTGTTTTGAGTATAAAATTTTAATTTATCTAAAAGCAGTAAATTATTTGTTTTCTCGAGCTTAGCTAAGCTCTTATATAGAAGAGTTTGTTTGTAATCAGCTTGCTGTGTGCAGGATACAATTGCGAATGTCATAAAATAAAGAATGGTGAGTTGTTAGTAAACCCTCCTACAGAAGTTAGTCCCTCAGGTGTTACTAGGTAAAGAACACCCTCTGCTAATGGAGTCAAATCATCATCAGGTAAAGACGAGACTGTATTATCTAATACATTAGCGTAAAGTGTACTACCTGACCGAGCTACATAAACATTATGTGTATCTTTATTGTAAATCCAAAGACCAAAAGTGCCTTGTAGTTTGGATAAAACCTCGCAAACTACACCGACTTCATCAGTAATCTCTTCAGAATATTGTTCGAGTAATGCAGGTATTATAGATGAATCAACTTCGTTAAAATGGCTTTTATTTCTTATTTTAGCTTTAAGCTTTACATCATTTGTTAATACACCATTATGCGCTACAATCCAAGGTCCGCAGTGAAACGGGTGAGATGTTAATTCATCATAAGCGCGTTGCGAGCTGGTAGGGGCTTGTGTGTGGCCCATATAATAATAAAAATCTGATGGCTTCATTTGTACATCGATATTATTGATTATCATATTCTTCGATAACTCAACTGTACCTTGAGCTTTCATAGCAGCGTCAAATTTATGACTAAGAAATAGAGCACCATAAGCAAATGTACCTCTTTCCTTATTTTTATTATAAAGCTTCATGTACTTGTTAAAGTCGCTAGCTAGGAATATACCACACATTATGAATATATTATACCTGCAAGATTAAATAATTCAAGCATATGAATCGTGATTCTCACCTTATTTTTGAAGCCTATTTACAAGAAATGGCTACTCGTCTAGTACAGGGCAAGTCAGCTGAAGCTGGTAATACACAAGTAACATTTCCGGAGAAAGCTGCTAAGTATAGTCTTACACCTGAACAAACAAAAGACGCAATTGAGAGAATTGTAGCCAAATTAGAAGATCATGGCGGTTTTTATGATAAATCCGATAAAGAGTTTCAAAAAGAGTTTATGGCACCCGAGATTAAAGAAGCTTCGGGCAAGAACGCAACCCTCTCGACCTACGCAGCTCGTGTAATTCATAGTGCTTTAAAGAAAGCTGGCGTCGTTTCATCGGATGCTGGTGAAGGTACAACACTTAGAGATTCTTCTGACGAGGCACAGGATGATGCAGCTGAAGAAGTGCCAGAGATTGCTGCTGAAAATCCTCCTACAGAGGCTGAAAAAACGCATGAAGATGATAATATACCTGATTCTGGTGAAGAAGAGACAGTTTATCATAAATCAGCTGACTTCAATAGTGACGATGACCATCTTATGAAAGCTTGGAAAAAACTTCCTAGCGATAAAGATCTCGATTGGGGACAAGTTTGTAAACTTATCGGCGCTAGCACCGGTATTGATCTTATTGATGCAGGTGGTTTAAATGAAGAAGTAAAGAGAAAAGAAGCCGGTGAAGGAGATTATTCTGAAGGTGATACCGGAGAAGTAACATCAGGTATTAATAATGATGAGCTTGATGAAATCGGTGATATTGCCGGTCGTGGTACTGATTCGTTCAGCTATAAGGGATCACCTTTCCGTTACTCACACGAGTAATTTATCCCAAGGAATATCCTTACTATAGCTTATAGGGTCTTTGACTTTAGCTTGTATAAATCCCTGTAATCTTAAGGAACACGCTGTACATTCACCGCACGCTTGATCCAAGCCCTCGTAACAAGTCCACGTGCGACTAAAGTCAACTCCAAGCTCGATACCCATTTCAATAATTTCTTTTTTGGATTTATCAATAAGCGGAGCTTCTACTTTTATCTTGTTTCTGCGGTTGAGATCAGTGATATTATTGATTGCCGTTAAGAACTCTGGCGACCCATCCCAATAACCTGCAACACTGTCTGCTTGAGCAGCTCCATGATATACTGTCGTAGCATTAAGACTTTCAGCAAATGAGCAAGCAATGCTTAAAAGCATCATATTCCTAAAAGGCACGTAGTTTACTGTTTGTGGGTCACCCATCACGTCTCTCGCCTTAGCAACGTTAATACCAAGGTCAATTAAGGCTGAACCCTTAATTAAATTAAAAAACGGAAGCTTAACAACAGTATTAAACCGCACGTTTTTATCGTCATCTCCTTCACGAATTGCGTTAATTTGATATTCAGCACATTCAAGCTCTTTCTTGTGTCGTTGACCGTAATCAAACGATATCGCGTAGACATTTTTGAATTTACTGGTAGCATAATGGAGTAGTACAGTACTATCCATTCCACCGGAAATCGGTACAATTACCCCTAATTCTGTGTTATTATCCTTGTTCATCAGCAATTGCTTCAAGCTCGTCTTCAACTGTCGGGTTACCATTATACTTGTAGTCTTCCGCTAGCTTCTTATCGAGTTCAGGAATAATAAAGTCTTCAAAGAATGATGCATCTTTAACGAAATTCTTGGCATAACCAAGCTTATCACCCTTTTTATACTGGCCACAGTCAACACCAACGAGATACGTTGATCCTGTCTGCTCGACAATGCCTCGTGCTGCAGCCATCTGTAGTAGCCCACTATACTTGTTAAGACCTGACTTAAAGGAAAGATACATTTCTGCCTCTAAAAACGGTGGTACAAAGCGATTTTTTACAGTTAGTGCCCGAAGCGTTACACCTGAGTATTTGTTAGCTTCGGCAAGCTTATCTGTCTTAAGACTACCTGAATCACCCTCGCCCTCCTTCTCATTACGCTTAGCAAGCTGTACAAGAATACTTGCCATATATACCGGTCCAGACCCACCAGACTGTGTTTTTACAAGCGTTGGAAACATAGCACCAGGATCGGCGTATGTATGATTAGTAAACAAGATAGTCACACCAGCCTTACCTGCCTTGTAGGTAAGTGTGCGGAGCATTGACTTAAGTGATTTAGCCCTAAGACCCATGTCTGCTGCTGACTTATCCTTAGCAATATCGTCAATTTCCTTCTGCGAAGAAAGATTACCAAGACTGTCAATACTTACAATAAACTTACCTTGCTGTCCGGATTCAATGACACTATCAAGGAAAGCAGAGAGTTGATTACGACATTGATCAACCGTATAAACTGGTACATATTTCGTCTTACTTGCATCAAGACCTACACCTTTTGTAGAGCTCTCGTCAATAGCAAACTCTGTATCAAAAATGACAGGAAAGACTCCTTGCTTCTGAGCATTAGCAAGAATCTTATTTACAACAAATGTTTTACCGGTCATCGATTCACCGGAAAATCCTACAATTCTACCCTTAGGAATACCACCTTTACGGCAACTACCACCTAAGATAGCGTTAAGAGCATAACAACCAGTATCATACCAGGTATCAACATTTGACAATGCATTTTCGTCAAGCATTGTTGCTTCACTATTCATAGAATCTAGTTTCTTAAAAATATTATCAATCTCTTTACTCATATATTCCAATTATAACGCCATAATCCATATAATCAAGATAAAAAAAAATACCCGACCGAAGTCGGGTATTTAATCTGGTTTCTTTGAGAGCAGATTACGATTTACTCGTCAAAAAGCTTAACAACCTGAGGATCAGACGTCGGTGCTGCTACTGCAGCTGGCGCAAGCCAAAGCTTGGTATACTGATCGATAAGACGAGGGTCGTTATCAACGTCAACGCCAAATACAACATTGGCATAATGGTACTTCCATGTCGTACCATTTTCCTTTGACTTATCTCCGACAAACTCACGGAAATAAAGAGGAATGGTCTGTACATTAAGCTGACCAGTTTGGGTCGGCTGAACGTGAATAATAGCTGGATTCTTTACAAGGAAAGAAGCGCCGTTGTCGACATCACCGGCAGATTCACCAATAATGGTGCGGCCAATGTGATCGATAAATGTAATAAGTGTTGTTTCGCTCATATCTTTAATATATTATTATATTTTTTTACTAAATCAACTAGTTCATACCAAGTAAATCAAAAAGATCAATCTGCGCGTCATTACCAGGTTTTTTCACTGTCCAGTCGACTGCTTCATAGAAACGCTCAATGACTGAGTAGATAATTTTTTCAAACATCTTTTCATAATCAATCTCAAATACTGACTGAAACTCCTTTGGATAGTAATATTTGTAACCAATAACTGATAATCCAAAGCTATTTGGCTTCTTGACTTCAAAGAAGCGAACCTTGTCACCAGATGTTATCTTCTCATACTTTCTCTCAACACCGAACCTATCAAGAAGAATATTATGGTAATAGGCTGCCTTGACGTGCTTTGGCATTCTCTTTACAGTTTCAAATTCGGTACATTGATTTGCATATTTTTCATATCCTTTTACTCCCATTACGAAGGCAATATCCTCCAAGGGTAATCCTTTAAAGATCTCGTACGTTTCATTAAAGATTTTGTTCGTTGCAGCGTAGTCCTTAGTAAGGAGCATAGTCTCAATAATCTTCTTTACATACGGCTTAATGGGTGTGGGCATTGTCGTACGCACAACTTCAACACCTGTGTACTTAAATTTTTTGCCAGGTATGCCTTCAACGTCTAGGGTATGTAGTACATAACGTTTCTTAGCTAAGAACAACCCAACATCGGCAATTGCTTCACGTTTAAATACCAGACGACAGTCCTTTGAACCTAAAGAACTCCTACCCCATACAGTAATTTCTCTGTTTAGATGTTCTTCAATATTCTCGACAGCTTTATAATATTCTGGTGCTACATTTCCATCTTTATCAAAGACAGGAATCTTTTTGGCTTTGACTAAATGCTTAATGGAAATATAACTAGAATCAGTATCGTTGTAGATAATAGGTGAATTCTTCTCAAGCTCTTCATCTGTTAAGTTAGTATTAGCTTTAATATAATCCGTTAAAATACGATTTGATTCCTTAATAACAGCTTGCCCGGTTAGAGTAATTGAGTTAGCAAGATCATCATCACCTAAAGGACTGTGCTTATTACCAAAGTATCCGTATACAGTATTCATTAAGATTTTAATTGTATGCTGACGAATATTAAGACGATCGACTTCAATTTGAAGGTCGTTATATTCTTTTGTACCTTCCTTAAGGGTTATTAATTTCTTCTTCGCTTTTGTATGTAACTTTTTAACTTCAACGCGCTTACTATAATAATAGTCAATTGTATCAGGAATGATACCTTTCTCTTTTTGTGTAAATAAAATCTTAGCTCTCGATATTGCTATTTCTTCTTGTTTTACGAATGCAGCAAATTTATCGTGAGTGAGTGTAAACGTTTGACCATTTACATGCTTAATAACAACATCCTTTTCATTTTTATCTATAATCTTACCAACCTTTGTTTCAGGTGAAAGATTGAGAGTAATCATTGTATTCGGGTACAGACTATTAGCGTCAAGTGATACAATATGTTCTTGAAAGCCTTTTTGCGGGTCTGCCACATACGCACCAGCGTTCGGTGTACCTTCTTGTACATCTTTGACAAACGTAGGGATACGCTTATCCTTTAACCGAGCTCGTATGGAGCAAAGACCAGTGATAACAGAAAGTGAGCCAAGTGCGCCTTCAAAGGTAGTCAGGCCGGCGTAAGCAATCATTCGTAATAATTGAATATACTGAAGTTTCTGTTCGAGTCTTACAAGCAGGTTAACGTCCTGAATATTGTAGTCGACAAATAACTCCCAGTTATCATCTGCGAGTTCAGTTAGATTTTGATCACCGTAATCAATCTTACGCTCTTGAAGTTCGATTTCACCGATTGCATCGAGCTTATATGATTCGCGAAGCGTTTGACAAAACCGTCTATAAATGTCGAGAT